GTCAGCATTGTCCACCAGCCACGCATCACCGATGGCAGCGGTACGATCAACGAACTTGGTGCCGTTGAGCGAGCCGAGGGCTTCGATGACGAGATCGCGGGTGTCTTCAATCGACCAGTCAAGCAGGGTAGCGCGGGCAGCGTTACGCAGCGAGATAGCCGACTTCTGTTCCGACATTTCCGCAACGCGAACAGCGTTACGACGCTTATCGACATAGATACGCATGGAGCGCGAAGCCATGTCTTCTTCGTTGCCTTCCAGCGTCGAAGTGCCGGTGACCGCTGCATTGGTCAGGCGGTTGACAAGCGCGATGGTGATCGAGTCACCCGCCTTCTTGGTCAGGTCTTCCTTGACCTGAATAACCGCGTTTTCGTTGGTACCCATGAGCGACTTGAAGCCGCCATCATGAATGTATTCCTGGAAGAACTTGTCTTCCCACTGCTGGACAACAAGCCCAGTTGCCGGAGTAGTATCAGCCATTGTAAAAAATCCATCTTAGGGAAACCGGCGTCATCACGACGCGGGACCGGGGTTAGGTTAGCCGAGCAAATCCGACAGCGACTTGGGGCCAGCCCATGCGGGGCCGGTCCTTGAGCCTACGGAACGCTCAGTGGTTAGGGTTGGCGGGGCAGCCATCGGACGGGCAGGCGCTTGGCCCTGCAATTCCGCCATGATCTGTTCCCGCAAGCGGGCTTCCAGCGTTGCAACGTCCGTGGCGCCAAGTTCCCGCATGGTACGGGCGTTCTTGGCGATCTGGTACGCCTTGTTCCATGGATGCGGGTCTGACAGCGCCTGCTGGCGCAGTTCCGGGTTCTGTTCCGCCAAGGCTAGGAATTCCGCCTTCACTTCCTCAAAATCCGGGTTGGCCTGTCGTACCATCATTTCGGACATGTCGAGCTTTGCATTCAGCGTGGCCTGCTGGACCGCCTGAGTAACAACCTGACTGCCGAACTGCTGCTGCCAGCCTTCCTCATCCTCCCAGATGGAAGGCGGGGGGGCTGGCGGTTCCTGGGGTTGCTGGACTGCCTGAATCTGCCTTGTGAGGGCTTCCAGTTGTTCCTTGAGTGCCTTGTTTTCGTTCCTGACCGCCTTGAGCGGCTCGTAAACGTCCTGCGGCAGATGGTCAGGCGCGGAAGGCGGCTCCGCTTCTGGTTCAACGCCCTTTGTGCTGACAAATCGGCCATTCTCGTCGCGCTGCGGCCCTTCGGATGCTTCCTCCGGTGCAGGCTCGGCAGGAATTTCCTCCTGCGTTTCAGGCACGGCAACTTCTTCCGCTTCAACGTCGCCGTTGAGCAGGTCGTCAAGACTCCTGTCCATAGTTCCTCACAAAACGCCCTTAAAGATGGCGGCTCTTTCATTTACGCCCGGTCGGCGGCGGCCCGTTCCACGCTGTCGCAGCGTTGAAATTCAATCGGCTAGTTGCTCGATAGGTATGCGAATGGCCGAGATGGACCCGTCAAACTCCCGCAGGAGGACGCCAATCGCCCGGCCATCTTCGATCACTTCCACGCTTTCAAAGCGCGGCCAGCTTTGTTGCTCCGTCACGCGGCCAAGAGGATAAACTCATCCTCGTCCCTGAGGCGCTGCCAATAGGCTGCCTCCTGCCGCTCCAGTTCGACCATGCGCGCTACGACAGCGGCAACACCCGCCTCAAGCGCAACAATCGCCCTGTCGCGCTCGATCCGCGCCCTTGTGTCTTCCAGCGCCGCTGCAAGTTCCCTTGCCCGCTCTGTATACCCCGCCAGTTCAAGGGAAAGGGCGGCGACTTCCTTGGCGAGGCTTGGAGCCTGTATCGTGGCCGCAACTTCCAATGCCCTTGCCTGAGCCTGTTCGGCCTCAATTTCAAACTTGGGCTTGCGGCCACGAACCCGGCGTCCGTGGATATTCTGTGTCGGTGCAGTCTCGGAAGACAGTGTGCCGGTGGCGGCAAACGCAAATGACGCAGATCCGCTGATAAGGGTTGGCGGGTTGGTCGCATCGACCAGCGCACCGGATGGCGAAAAGATAAACGCCGACGCGCCAGAGAGCGAGCCGGTAGCAGCCAACCCACCTGACGGGCTGAAGGTTGCGCTGGAAGCCCCTGAGAGCGCCCCTGCGCCCTTGAGAATGCCAGCAGTCGTGAAGCTCGGTCCAGACGCCCCGGACAGGACGCCAGCACCCTTGAGAATGCCCGCCGTGGTAAATGCCGGGGCGCTGCTGCCAGACAAGGCACCAGACGCGCGGATAATGGCGGAAGTGGTGAATGTTAAACTTGAGGCACCCGACAAAGCACCGAAGGTGGATCCTGTTGCCGTGGTCGAGAAGGTAAGAGACGAGGCACCCGAAAGGATACCCGCGCCCTTTAATATGCCCGCAGTCGTGAACGCCGGGGCCGCGCTGCCCGCAAGCGCGCCAATCCCCTTGAGAACGCCTGTGGTCGAGAAGGTAAGCGTTGACGATCCAGAGATGGCACCGGCTGAAACCGTGCCGACCTCAAACGCCGGGTTTTCAAAGGCCGTTGTTTCAAATGCAGCGGCCATAGAAGTCTATCCCTTAGGTCCAGCTTCCGACGAACGTGACAGTGCTTTCACCGACCTTGCGAATGCGGAAATAGCTGCCCGCCTTCATTACCGCAGCCGAAGCCGTAACCAGCGTGATGGAAGGAATGATGGTTCCCGCCGTCGAGACGCGGAACATACCCGTCATGGTTGCGACCATGCCCGTACCCGTACCCGCCGTTACGGCAGATGCAGGCAATTGCTGCGTGACCGAAGCGGAACCGCCCTGCGCGCCAACCGCCAGGGGAGAGGTGTTGTCGATACCGCGTGCCGTCTGCCCCCAACGGTTGGTTACAGCCGTTCCAGCGCCCACCGGATCAAACGAGGCGTTGCCAGAGGTGGCGCTCATGCCTGTGAGATAGGCAAACCATTCAAACGTATAAACGCCGGTTGTCAGGGTAAGCCTGCCGTTGGTTGTGGTGTTGAATGCCTTCTGTTCCGTTGCGACGTTGGACAGCGTGTAATCTGCCGTCAACATCACCCATTCTTCAGCATAATCCTCAATCTTGTCGAAAATGGCGTTCTTGGTCGGGACTTGCAGCGATCCGTCCCAACCGGAGCCATAAGCCTCATCAGACACCACAAGCGAGGTCGCACTAGCCGCTCCGCTCACTTCCAGCTTGTAGGAACCGGAAGGGGAAACCCCGATGCCTACATTACCCGCGCCACTCGCAAAGAATGCATCGCCAGTGCTGCTGATCCTATGGCGTTCCGTCGCCGTGCCGTCATGGGCGAAGAACTGCAACCGGCATAGCCCGCTGGTATTGGTCGCCCTGCCGAACCTGTAATCCATCGTGGCCGTGGTAAGGGCGGGCGCGTTGAAATCCGCTATCGTGGCAACATCAGAGCCGCTCGTAGCGTTGAAAGACAAGCCGCCCGCCGCCACCACTGTCGTGATATTCGAGGTTCCGCCAGAACCCGCAATACCAAGGCCAGAACCACCACTTATGGTGACCGCGTGGCTTGGTGAGGCAGTCCCGACGCCTAGGCGGTTGTTGGTATCGTCCCAGAACAGATTGGCGTTGTCCTGCGAGTAAACGCCAGACGCGCCCGCAAAGACAACAGAGCCAGCAGTCATCACCGTTCCCGTGCCGGTGCCACCATTGGCCGGGTCCAGCGTGCCGGAAACGGAATGGCTTGCGTTCCAGTCGCTCGGTTGAATAAGGGTACTGTCCCCACCGTCTGCCTTGCCGGAGACTTTCGAGTGGGTAAGGGTAATCGCCATTAGTCGATATTCACATCAAGTTCGCCAATCGCGAACGACGGCGTGATACCGGCTGATACGGAAAGGGCAGCGGTCAAGGCACCCTTGAAGAACAGGTTGCCGGTGCCGGACGCGTCAGAACCAATGCCGAAATGCGTAATGCTGTTCGTTCCCGCCGTGCAGGCTCCGAACGTAACAGCCGCCGCATTCGAGACGTTAGCAGCCGATACCGTCCAGCCAGCGCCAGAACGGGCCACGGCTACACGCGCATAACCCGTATAGGTCGCCTCGCTGGTGGTTTGCGTGCCAGCCTCGCCGGGGTCGGCGGTGTGCAGCGAGATATAGAACGATCCCGCCGTGGTCGATCCGCGAAGGCCGGTCACATCACCGACATTGGCCGCATTGCTGTTGGCAAATATCAGGTTGAGTAGGGCCGTTTCAAAGGCGTTGGTTGCACTCATGCTGCATCCTCATAAACTTCACGGACCCCGATAATCAGGCCGTTCTCATCACGTACAGGAACCTTTGTCCGGGGCCGGTTCATCTCCAGCATGATCTGGGCAAGCTGCTCCATTGCCATGGTCTGGCGGGCCATTGCCTCTGCCGTCATCTGCTGGCTGTTCATTTCAGCATCGCGAGACGCCTTGACGCCGGTTTTTTCATCGACCTGTGCCTGCGTGTCGGCTTCCATCAGGCGCTTTTCACTTTCTAGAGCGACATCGACCCGCATCTGTGCGCGCTTAGCCTCTGCGTCGGCTTCAGCCTTGATCTTGGCTACCTCGATGTCAGACTGCGCCTTGATCTGCGCCTTCTGCAACTCGACTTCGCCTTCCATCTGCGCCCGCTGCTGTTCCAGCGCCATTTGCGCTTCCATCTGCTGGGCCATCTGTTCTTCCGGCGATGGGCCTTGCTGCCCCTGCGGCTCGAATATCTCCAACAGCTTTTCCTTGCCGCGCAGGCTGGACGCCTCCACCAGGAACTTGAGTACCTGAGGCGACTGACCCAACGGCCCAAGCGCCGGGATCATCTTGACCAGCGTGTCGAACTGCTCCGCCTGCACGGTCGGGGTATCAATGCCCTCGTCAATGACAATATCAACGTCCAACTCGGTGACGTTGTTCTCGACGCTAACGACCATCTGCGAGCGCGGGTCTTGTGCGGCCATTTGAAGCTGTTGGATCACCTCGGGCGGCTGCTGCTCCATGTTTTCCTTGGTGACGCCCATCTGCTTTGCCATCATCTGCAAGGCAGTCTGCGGGCGGTTCAAGCCGACAAAGCGCACATTCATGTCGTTATCGGTGACGCGAACCCAACGCTCCTCGTTCCAGTACTGCCGGATGCGCGCCCATACCGAGCGATAGACAGCCAGCGACAGAACACGGATGGTATCAAGGTAGGTCGTCAGTTCGACCATGCCGCCCTGTTGCTGCGCCAGAATGGCCTTGCCGGACTGCTGCTGCTCGTTCTTGCCAGCCAACGCCGCATTGGGGCCAAGAGCGTTCAGGACGTTCTTTTGCTCCATGGCGAACTGGAAGTTGGCCGCCGCCATGTCATTGGTGGGCAGAATCTCGACATCACCCGCTTCACCGACAAACACGCCGTCAGGGCGCGCCAGTTCCTTGCGTACGGTCTTGGGATCGGACGCCACAACAGGCGAGACACGCACTTGCCGCTGTGTAATCAGGTGGAGGAACTTACTTTCCGCCTTGTTGAGTGCGTCCTGCGGGCCAATCATGGTCCGCACTTCGCCATAGCGGTTGTTGTCGCGGTCTACATAGAGGCTAACCGCCTTGATCGGGCATTCCGGCTCGCCGTCGCTATCAAGGTAGGGGCTATCAACCGGATCGGAGACAAAGCCTGCCTTGGTGAAGATGCAGAACTTCCACACCCCGCCTTCGCGGTAGTAATGCTCGCACACCCTGACGCGCTTGCGCTTGTAGTCGGCCCAAAGGTTCCACTTGGGCTTGTCGTCATACGTCTCGGTGTCGCGCGCGGACATCCACGTAGCTTCGAGTACGTCCTTAGCCTCGGGGAACTTGCGAACCGCATCATCCAGTTCCATCCATGCCACAACGCCCATGAATTGCGCGTCGGCAAAGTCAAACTCGCTGCTGTGCGGGTCGAAATAGAAACGGTCCCAAGTTATACGGCGAATGTCAGGATCGAACCCACCCTTGACCTTCTTGGAACCGACCATGACGGCAGCAGTGCCCTCAATCGCCAGTTCCTTGGCAGCCGACGAACGCTTGTCATCCCACCGGCTGTCATCACAGACATAGCGGATTGCGTCGGTCGCAGCGCGGCTTGCGTCCTCGTCATCGGGATTGCGCGGGAATGCCTTCGGGTCTTTGCGGGTCTGCTTCTCCATCCCCATCATCGCATTGACCTTGCGCTTGATGAAGTTGGAAATGTTGGTCGGCTGACCACGCGCGTTGAGCGCCGCAATTTCCTCTGCGGTTAACTGCTTCTCGTCGTAGTAGTCGCGGTCACGCTCTGCCAGCAAACGGGCATCGCGGGTTGCGTCTTCCGCCGCCTCAAAAGCACGGACATAGACGGAAACGTCTTGTTCGGAGGTCATGCTATCTTCCAATTCATGCCCTCCTCGTCGGGTTCCTTATCCCAGCGGTCACGCCGGGGCTTGTCAGAACGCGGTGCTATGATTGCCGGATGTGCTTGGTCCATTGCCCGCCCGATCAGGCTGGCCGTGTCCACATCGTCGTCATGCTTGCCAGCGGGGAACACCAGAAACTCCGACAGGTCCGCACCCGGCTCAAAGTGAACCCGGCCCATTGCCGCCATTGCCTGAAAACTTCTTGCTCGCGTCGGCTTGTCAGATACAGACGAAAGCCATTCCAAACGGCAGTAAATGTTGCGCTCTCGCATCCGGCGCTTGAGCATCGGCTCAATTGCCTTCTGAATTACTCCGCCTTCACCAAACCACGCGAGGGGCTTGTATCGGGCGATGAGGTCCAGTTTACGTTCGATCCAAACGTCACTTGTAGTTTGGCCCCGCCATCCGGCAACTCGGTACAGATCACCGTTCGGGGCAATCCCCCAGATTCGATGCACCGTAAAATCTCCGCCACCGTCGGTAACTGCATAGTCGGAGGCGCCGTAATATCTAAGGTTCCCTGGAGGTGAATCGCTTCGGAACCACTCTCGCTTAAAGAATGTGCCTTCATCAGGTTGCGGCCTTTGCTGATACAGTGCGGACCATTCACGCGGGCCGATAGTCGCCTTGATGCGCTCGAGTGCCGGTAGATCATACCACTCAGGCCAGAGCGGCTTACCCTCGCCTGATATGGCGGGAAGTTCCAAAACCTCCCACTGATCCGCTTCTTGTTCAAGGATTCGGCCCGCTAGGTCATCCTCATGCCAACGGGTCTGGATAAGGACAATCGCGCCACCCGGCATCAAACGGGTGTAGAGTGTTGACCTGTACCAGTCCCAAACCGTCTCGCGCCGCCGCTCGCTATCCGCTTCCTCGCGGTCCTTGAACGGGTCATCAATCAACGCAATGTGTGCGCCGCGTCCTGTAACCGCCGTGCCAACACCCGCAGCGACATAAGCGCCGCCATGGTTGGTGTTCATTCGGTTCGCCGCTTGGCTATCAGGCGCAAGGCTCACAGACGGGAACACTTGCCCGAACTCAGGCTCGGCAACGATGTTGCGCACGTTGCGACCAAAGTCATTGGCAAGGTCGCTGTTGTAGCTTGCGGCAATGATCTGGCGCTTCGGGTCGCGCCCCAAACACCAAGCAGGAAACCGTTTAGACGCCAACTCAGACTTGCCGTGGCGGGGCGGCATAAAGATCATCAACCGATCTATCTCGCCACGTTCCACCGCTTCCAATCGGTCTGCAATACGAATGTGGTGGCCAGCCCTTTGGTAAAGCGGATTGGTGTATTCAGTGAAGCGCAGAAGGCTTCGCCTCGCCAACGCCGCCTTCACTTCCTCTAGCTGCGGCAAGGATGCCTTCAAGCTGCTCAAGCTGGTCGGTGCCAAGGCTGTCGAGGTCATACTTGTGCGTCACCGTCTTTTCGTTCTTGACCGTGAGCTTGTCCGAATACCGCTGTGACCACTTGCCAATCAGGCGAATACGGGTGTCGATGCGAATGCGCTTATCGGTCGGATCAATCGTCGGATCGTCTGCAATCTCGATACATTCATCAGCCAAGGCATCGCAGCCAAGCTCGCGCGCGTGCGCGGAATGCGCGAAGGCGTCCTCATTCTTGGCAATCCAGTAGCGAACCGTGCTTTCTGCCAATCCACGTTCACGACAGATGCGGCGAAGGCTTTTACCCTCTGCGATCTCGTTGCAGATGGCTTCCAGTTCCTGGGCTTCAAGCGCCATCAACCCATCCCCGCAAAGTCATTGTAATACGCAAGCCAGTCATCAAGACGGCCTGCAATGGTGAAGTCAGTGCACTCATCCAGCAGCCATTCGGTTGCGGGCATGGTCCATTGCTTGCCGGTGGCCCATTCAAAGACGGTGGCGGTGCGCTCGTATCTCTCGGCCTTGAGGGCTAGCAGATCATCAAGCGCGGTCATCGCCTATACGCCATGCCAGCAATCGCGCCGCAGATGAACACCACAAGCCCGGTGGGCGTGCCGCTTATGGTGAGGTAACCACATATGCCGGTGCTGAGTAGCAACAGGCGCATAGGCACCTCACTGGATTTTGCCGATCCGCACGCTCGCTGCATCGCCCCATCTACATTGAGCGGCTTTGTGTATCAGCGGGGCGGATCGGGCAGGCGCTGAAAAGGGAGGAAAACAGCGCCGGAAAGAGAATGGCGAAGGTGGCAGGACTCGAACCTGCGATCACGGTTTTGGAGACCGCTGCTTTAGCCGCTAAGCTACACCGCCCCACCAGAATCATAAAAAGGTGGATGCGCTGGACGCAATACCACCTATTAACCATGAGGGATACTATGGGCGCGGTCTATTGTCAAGCGATGCGTTCACGGCTTGCGATAATATCCGCCACAAAGCACACAATCTGATGCGCCCGCGTATCTGCCGACCGGCTCCCATAACCCAACGTGCCACCAGCTACGCCAGCGGGAACGTCAAACCGGCATACGTCCTCGAATATGGCCCAGTACGTGCGGGCCGCGCCGGGGAAATAGTTCATGATGCGGTAAAGGTCTTCCTTCGCCTCTATCTGCGTCAGGTTAGCCCATTCGCTCGAACCCGTCCCTGCAATGCGCTCGCCATAGTTGGCCGTTGTGCGCTGCTTGAGGCCCACCTTATCCCACAGGTGGTAACACCACTGGATCACAGCCCATTGAGCCTCTGTGAGCTTCCCTGAGGCCATCCAGCGGTCAACGGGCGAACCACCCCGGTTGAGCTTCGTGTAGGCCTTCGTGCCGGTCTCGACATGCGTCACAAAGTCATTGCGGTAATCACCGTGGGCCTCTGCCTCGACAGGCACTATCGGGTCTTCCTTGGATCGCGCGTTGGCCTTCATGCGGGCGAGGCGCATGACATGCTCGATCCGGGTTTCCCCCGGCTGCTGGTCGTACTCTGTCCTACGTTGTGCCTTTGCCATCACAGCCCCCCTATGCTTGCCAATCAGTCATCGGCCACCTTGACCGCGACAACATCACCCGGTCCCCCGTCATGTACCCAGCAAAGCTGCTCTGCCGTGTAGGAGATACGCTCATCCACGAAGCCCATGCGTAGCTGGATGAAGTACCGCTTGCCGTCCCTTGGGGGGCTGCGCTTGCCGGATATGAGACGGAAGCCGTCATGAATGGCTGTCATCAACAATCGCCAGCACGGGGCGAGGCGCTTCAAGGCGGGCCACTACCTCACGCTGCAACAGCATCGGCTTGCTGTGATGGAACGGATGGCCGTAATCGTACCGATCAGCGGGGCGGGTCAGGTCAAGGCATTCGCGGATTGTCGGGAAGAACGTGCAGCGTTCCTTGAGTTGCCGGGTTAGTACGTCGAAGCCCTCAGCCGACAAGTGACGCAGGCTATCGTAATATTCGGCTATCAGCCATTTCTCAGCCTGCACGTCGCCATTGTCCTTCCGCTTGAACAGCACTTCCCAGCGGCGGAACATCTCAAGAAACTTGCGCTTGTGCGCCGCCTCCATCGAGCCATTCAAGTCCTTCGTCGATTGCGATTGCAAGCGCGCTCCGTCGATTGCCACCGCCGCCACTTGTCCGAATTGCTTTGCCATTTCCAAATTTCCCGCTGTTTAGAACCCAAGTTGACCAAGCCTTCTGCCAGTCCTTGAACTTCGACCCCTTCGCGCCGTGGTGGGCCTGAAAAGCTTCCGACTGGCGCGCGGCCTCTCCGGGGGGCCATCCATCAATGATCCTTTGGCTCTCGCTGCCATGCGCAAACGGCTCTGGCATCCAGTCATCAGGAAGCTCGTGCGCGCCCTTTGTTTTGTTATTGATGGTTCTTGATGGTTTGGGTGGCAATTTGCCGGGGGTTTTGGGACGATTTGTCGCCGGTGACATTTTGCCGGGGGTGCTAAATCGCCGGGGGTCAAACAGGTATTTACAGCCCTTCCCCACCACCTCTTC